AAAGTCGCTACGTTTTCCCATACGCTTCCTTTAATCTAGACATGGAGACAAACTCAGGATCATACATACCGTTAGATACCTCTCGCTTCACTACTACGCCAGACCACCATTCTTTGTTTGCTTGCCCTGCCCAGCTTTCTGCTGCACCCTTGAAGCAGCCTGCGACAAGACCGATAACTCCGTTAGGGTGAGAAGCGTCTTTAAACTTAAGATCACGTTTATGACTGTGACCGCAAGTAGAACTATGATGCCTGTGAGCCAGTAACCCATTAGCATGGTGCATGCCAGACATAGCAGAGCCAAAGTTGCCACTACTAAAGAAATGAGCATATGAGACCCCATCGTAATCAACAATTGCTGGTGCCGAGTGCTCATACTCGTGGTATTCGTCGAACCAGTGCTTTGTCTGGAGGTGCCCGAAAGATATGCCGTACTTGTTTCCTTCGAGGCGAGGATCAGTTTTAATAGCTTTTTTAATTCTGTTTTCATGGTTTCCCTCAAATCCAAAGTAGTTAGGACGCTTACGCTTGTGGTGCCTAAACTTCCATCTTATTCGCTCTTGTGCATCGTTGTACTGGTTAATGTCAGCCTCATAACTTTGGCTAACGATTGCTTCTGGGGAACGAGTGTCAAATGTATTTAAAGACCGCATGTCAGCGCCATCCCCCAAGTCAACAACATAGTCAGGCTTTAGATCATATAAGAACTCTCCCAACCAGTTGAACCGCTCATTGCCCACTGAAGGATCAACGTGAGCGCAACTAAACACTACTACTGTTTTACTCATTCGCTGCCTCCTTTTCCATCAGTGCTGCCCGTACCTCAAGGTCTACTTCCTTAAGGTCTTTTGCAGTTAGCTTTCTCAACTCATTTAATAAGCTGTTTAATTCCATTCTAACTCTCCTCTATCCACCTCTGTGGGATTTCTTTATCCCAGTATTGAAACCCATACTTAGCGCACCACATACCATATGTAGTATTAGACCCTTTGTTAATCTTGCCCTTAGAGTTACTAAAGACAAACCGTATATCTAACTTAGGTAACTGATGCTGGATTAGCAAGTGCTTTTTTCTATCCGCAGCTACAAACCGTCCCTTTGACTCAATGATGATACCGTTATCAAGTTGAAAATCTGGTGTGTACGTTCTAGTCTCGTTAAGACTATACGAAATCTTTAGCTCCTCATATTTAAACGACACCCCAAGGCTCTTTAGTTGCTTTGAGATGTCATCTTCTAATCCAGAACGATACCCATTCTTTATTGCGTGTTGCCGTCTACTGGTGGTTGCCATAACTGCCCTTCATACCTCCGTAACCATAGTAGCCTAGCGTTCTCAATGATACGCTCTGTATCACCGTCATAGGCTTTCACACAAGCTTCCCAAAGGTCATCTACTGTATCACACTCTGCCAGTAGCTTAGTGGCCTTGACAGGGCCAATTCCCTTGAGACCCTTGATGTTGTCTGCTGCATCTCCTGTTAGTATCTGAGTGTAGAAGAACTTGTCTCCTTCCCAAGGAGAGACTGTTGTCCACTCTTTCTTGTTAAAGTTAAAGTGTCTACATGGTATCTGCAACATGTCCTTATCAATTGATGCGACAATAGTATCTGGGCCACATCTTGTAGCTTCTATTGCTATGAGATCATCTGCTTCTTCTCCCTCACTTACGATTGCTCCAAACTTATTCACTAGATAGTCACGTACATGACGCAGGTGCTTAGGCTTGTCTGCTGCTTTCCTGTTTCCCTTGTAAGGGTAACTCTTTGCTATATCAAAACGAAAGTTGTTAGGTCCAGTTAGATACACCTCAAATTGGTCAGGTGTAACAAAATCTAACGTCTCCTCAAGGACGAAGTCGAGTAGTATATCTACCTTCTCCTCTGCGTCCTTGGGAAGTTCGTCTTGAGTGGCAAAGGCTGCTCTGTATGCGAGAATGTCCCCGTCTACTAGAACCTTGCCCTTAGCCATTACCAGTCACTGAAGGTCATTTGACCATCGTCCTTCTCAAAGGCAACAGCTTGAACGTAAGTGAACCCTCCAGCTCGTGCTGCCTCACTGTAAACAGTAGCGAGTGATTGTAAATCCTCCACACTATCTCGTACCACTGTCGTAGAACCCTCGAACCCATCTTCTTCGCTCGTGGATGTAAATGTAATTGATACTTGCATTAGAAAGCCTCTCCGTCATCGTTTGCTTCATACTTAAGATGTTCGGTGATACATACCTTTTCCATAGTTGTAATCTTACCGTCCCACACATCAAACTTTACTGTAGCCTTAGAGCCGTTACCGACTAGACCATCTGTGTCCCAGTCCCAAGGGAGATACTCACCCTCAACCATCTTAAGCATCACTGGTGCGCCCATGACAACGCCCTGTTCTCCTGTATCTTGGTTCTTAAACTTAGGGTTAAAGTGAGGTCGTGTAGCCTTGTAGAAAGACTTACCTTCTTTGCTGATCTTAAACAGTTGCGCTTGTAGTCCCTTGTCTGGGATGCCATCAGCAACCATCTTATTTTTAGCGGCCTCATCAATGACGCAGTTAACAACGTAAATGCCTTGCTTTGCATCAAAGTTGTTTGCCATATCAGAACCGTCTCGTGGTCCCATGTCACGGTCTTCTTCCCGCAACTTAGTCCACTCTAGTTCACACTCTACATAAACTTTCTTGCCCATTGAATTTCCTTTCAGTCGGGGTGTCGTACTATACTATATAGACCCAAATCGTATTCTCACAAGTAAATAAATAAAGTATTTACCTAGTGAATATCTGCATATGTATTACCGAATTGTACGTCTGTTCCTAGTGGTACATTTAGCTTTACCTTCTCGTTTAGCTTGATAGCTGCATTGTGCATAACCTGTTCTACATGTCCTTCCTTACCTCTCTCTACTAAGGCAATCACCTCATCGTGAAACTGCCCGACACACTTAATTCCGTTCTTACGACACAAGGCAACCCATGTATCAAAACAGAACACTCCAGTGCTTTGGTTAAGCGTACTAAAACGATCCTTCTCGCTCCGTAAGCTATGCCAAAAACCTGACACTGGGTTCTTGAGCCACATGCCCTCAAACAACTCCCGTGTCTTTGCTCCTGTAGCTACCTTCTCAATGGCCCAGTTACGTGACCAGAAGGCATCTAAGAGGGTCTGACTAGCCTTCTTGCTCATGCCAGTACCTCGTGCAAGGGCTGCTGCTCCAATGCCATACGTGGCGCTGTAGTTAACAACCTTGTAGTTCTTGCGTAACTCCTTAAGTGACCTCTCACCAGAGTTGTGCATGTCGATGTCACTCTGATTGATAAGACCTGCGTGTAGTGCTAAGTCTAAGTGAGGGTCGAACCCTTCACAACTCATAGCTTCTACATACTCAGGATCGTATGGCTTCATGTAGTGACGTTTTGTCGTATCCTCCAGTGATGTCATGTCAGCACCGCATAGTACATAACCTTCTGGTGCAATCAGGCATCCTCGGATTACATCACCATAAGGCTTGTCTACGCTAGGTAGGTTCACCAGTGGCTTAAAGTGCTTGAAGCGGAACGTGTTAGTTAGCCCAGCTATACTAGCCTGTAGGTAGCCATCTGTGTGACCCTCTAAGAAGCTCTTTAATATGCCAGCCCTGTGAGTAAGAACAGTGAGACCATCAAGCAAGTCCACAGCAGCATCAACAATAGAAAGTTCCTTAACACTACTACATAGCTCAGTACCTTTGCGTACCTGTTCGATTTGTCTCGTGTCTCCACTTTTCTTATCCCTTACAAACTTAAATGTGCGTGGTTCCCAGCCTAAAGACCGTAGCCAGTCCTTAACCTGATCGTTAGAGTTAGGGTTGCCCCGCTCCTCACCTGTCTTGACAACAAAGCATAACGAGGTCACAGGCTGCTTGTTCTCCTTGCAGAGAGCCACCCACTTATTACCGTGTGATGATAGCTCCCCGTCCTTCTTGTGCATAACCTTTGGTTGCGACACCATTCGAGCTAAGATACGCTTGGGCATAGCATCTGCGAGTTGCTCAACCTTCTCCTCTTTGAGTCGGCTAATTTCATCGTAGGCTGCTTGCGCCTTTGGTACATCTAATTTCCACCGTAGCTCTTCCTGTTCTCTAGCGCAGTCTAGCTTGAACGACAGATAATCAATCAGACGATCTTTGTCTTCTGGTGTGTCCTTATACAGCCTGTCTAACTTAAGGTCTAAATCACGCCATAAACGGTTGTTGATCTTAACGTCCTCATTGCACCTGTGAGCGTACTCTTGAGGCGTCAGGGTGTTCCAGTCCTTAATCACTGGCTTAGGCACTCCGTACTCCTCTCCGTATCCTTCAAGCCCATGCTTCATGCGTCCGTGGTTGATGTACCAGCTTAGTGCCAGTGTGTCGATCAGACGTGCTGTTACTTTGATGTCCAGAAGCTTTTCCACTGCTGGTATGTCAAAGCGGATTTGGTTGTGGCCTACAAGTGTCTCGCTGTTGAGCAATACATAACGCATCTCATCATAGTCATGGGTGTGCTTTACTTCACCCATATCATTAGACCAAGACATGACATGAATTTTGGTCAACACATCTAATAGACCATCTGTTTCAATGTCGAATACTGTTGTCATTTTAAGGACACCCCTCAAGGTTTGATATTTTCATGTTGTAGCAGTCTGCTTTAAAGGTAAACCTGTTGTCGGGGTCGTAATCACCTTTCTTATGAAACTTTGCATCTTGGAAGTAGGTGGCTTTTTCATAAAACCCAAGTATCCAAGCAATAGACAGGTCGTTCTTGACTCTTACGAAGGCGTAGTAGTCGCACTTTTGCTTAGTGTTAAACGCCGCTACACTACAATCGTAATACTCTCTTGGTGCGTAGTTAGTTCGCTTAGTCTTTACATCTACGGTTTTACCACTAGGCAAGATTAAGTCGTAGTCGTATGTGTTAGAGTGAGAAGACCCTGTGATCTCTGATGTAACTACCTCACCTATAAAACCAGATAGGTTGCCGTCCCCACTTGTAATAGAGTTCTTTAGTTGGCCAAGGTCTTCAGCTAAGGTTTTTGCACTTTCTATGTGAAACCCTGTAATCTTAACTTCAATCATATTATACTTCCCTTAATGTAAACGTATCTAAGTTAAACCTCATTGTTCCCGCTGCACCTTCTTCTGAGCATGGGCGGTTCTTCTCAACGCGAATGTGTGTCGTGTTACGCTCCTCCACGCTATCTGCCTCTTTCTCCCGTGACAAGTCAATAACGACAGAAGCTCTCTGTCCAATCATCTTGCAGTACTTGGGATCGCCATTCTCATTCGTGTGAGCAATCGTTACAATGCCACAGTTAAGCTCTGCTGCCAGCTTAGACAGTCGTATAGATAAGTCAGCTAACATACTCTCCTTACCTTCCTCAGATGATCCGACTACAACGTCTTGGATGGGTTCAAAAAAAATAAACTTTACGTTACAGGCTACAGCAAAGTATCTTATCTGCTCACATAATTCGTCTGCACCCTGTCCATCGCCCATGAAAAACTGATAGTACAGTTCATCTTTAGTTAGCTTCTTGATAGCCGCCATGACCTGTTCGTTGGCACCCTTCTCTTCAATCAAGTCTCTGCGTGTCAGGTTGTCATTACACTCGTAAGACACAAGACCTAGCAGAGATCGCAGCTTAGTCTCCTCAACGTGCATTGCAGCGATTGGTACGCCCCGTGAGATCATGTTGTACTCAAGGTATCGCATCACCTCAGTCTTGCCTATTCCTGTCGGTGCCTTAATCACTGTGAAGTGACCCTGCATTAGCCCTAGTATCTTATCGTCTAGTGCCTGTATTCCCGTTGGTACGTACTGATGCTCTGGTGCATCCTGATACAGCGATATGAAGTCCTGTGTGGTGTTCATCACATTCTCAGGTGTGTACTTACTAGCTGACCACCATGCTCCCTTGAACTCCTTCCCTTTGCCGTTCTGTAGGAAGTCATTCGCATCCTTGTATGGATGATGATTGACACGATAGACCTTGTTAGGGAACATCTTAGAAATCTTATCAGCAAGTGCATTGCCAGCATCGTCTGTGTCTACTGATAGTATGATCTTATCGAAGCTATCTAGCCACTCCTTACAGTTCTCCCAGAGCTTCTTAGCTGGCGTAGCAGAGGGTAACGACACAACAGGGTTAGTGTAGCTGCCTTTCATCATCTGAGACACTGAGAGAGCGTCTAGTTCACCCTCAGTGATCGTTACCATCTTAGAGCTACCAGCAGTAAACAGGTTCATACCAAAGAGTTCATCGCCCTTGAACCCTGACTTAGCGTAGAAGCCTTTATCCTTGAGGTTCCGTACTTTAATTCCGCCGCTGGGGTATACGTACTCTTGTCGGTCCCCGTAGGTCAGAACTCCGTAGTCTTCCATTGTACGGCCCTGTATGCCTCGCATAGCTTCATACTTTCCATCGCTGGGTGTCTCTATCAGCTTTGGTGTGAATGTCATATTGTTATCTCCTTTTGTTGGGTACTTGTCACCCGCCCAATCGAAGGTCTTTCGACTGGATGGATAACCTTGTCCACAAGCGTGGCACTTTCCGAAGCCTTCGTCATTATAACTAAAGGCGTCAGAAGAGCCACACGTTTCATAGGGACACTCTTGGTG